AGAGAAGAGGGTTTACAATATGATTAATTCTTGATTTATCCCCGAAAAATTACCTGAAATGAAACAAAAAGAGAACGAACTATATATAGTTAAATTAATTTGTAATTATAGTAATATTTTACTTTACATATATATACAAATACTATTAAGTTTATTTATTAACTAAACAGGAGTAAATAAAAATGAATAAATTCGCAGAAAAAATTGCATCAGAAGAAAAAGCGAAACGAAGAAAAGATTTAAAGTTGATACTTATATTTTCATTTTCTTCAATTATGATCATTGCAACTGGAATTGCTTTAAATATGCATTTCAACAATATTTATATTAACTAAACAATAGGAGTAATAAAAAATGATAGATACAATTACAGAATATCAGTTCACAGACTGGTTTATGAAACATCGACCAGATAATTTTAGTTATGAAGGGACAAAGGCTCTTTTTGATTATCTTCAAGACTTAGAGGACAGCATCGGCGAGAAAATAGAATTTGATCCGATTGCTTTCTGTTGCGAGTACTCAGAGTATGACAATATTGAGGAATGTTTAAAAGAATATGACAACTTAGAAATTAAAACTATTGATGATTTAAGAGATCATACACAAGTCATTGAGGTTGAAGATTCTAAGGCAATAATTATACAAAATTTTTAATTAATAGGAGTAAATAACAAATGGAAATATTACATATAGGACTATCAAATTTATTCACAGTCGATCAGTTATATACAATTCTTTATATTTTATTGGGTGTGTGTATTATATCTGGTTATATTGCAATTAGAGTATTATTTGCAATATTTAGAGATGAAATAGGTAAACGATAGGGGGTGAATATGAGTAAAATTAATATGGATGATTTATTAGAATTAGGCATTGAAGTATGTGCAAGCTGCGGAGGGTCCAATATCAATTATAATTATAATATTGAACCTGCTGAATATTGTAAAGACTGTCAGCATAGTGAGGGAACGCATACATGTATGCCAGATGATGAACATTTTTATCAATTAGCAAAACAACAAATGAAAAAGATAAAGGAGTAAATATGAAAAATGGTTTAGAAAATTTATTACAGAAAGCCGTTGAAATGTATCAGTATAATTTAGAGCAATACCCAGAAGAAAACCCCACAATGATCGGGGCGATTGAAGAAATACTATATGAAATAGAGAAGGAGTAAATATGAATAAATTTGTTATAAAAGGCAGTTATACTTATAACGTGCAAAAAACAATAATGGCTAGTTCAAAGAAAGAAGCTCAGACAATGTTTGAAGCTGGAAATCTAGAACCAATGTGTGAATGGGAAGCACAGGATCAAGATACATACCGAGAAGAACTAGACATTATTAAAGAGGAGTAAACATGAAACATGAAGTTGTTATTGAAAAGCATTGGCAAGGCAAAAAATACAATGTCAATCTCATTTCTTGGCAAGGTCCAGAAGGGGTTGCATTTGGACGGGCTTTTGAAGTCTCAAAAAAACAAGCTGAAAAAGAAGCTACGTATAATGCTAGCTTGTATAATTGTGAAATAATTAGAAAATTTTAACAAGATATGGGAGTATAATGAATAATATATTTAGAATAATAATAATTGCACTATTATCTTATATTGCAATTATAAACTATAACTATGTTAGGGTTGGATGGTGCGAAAGTGAAATCCAAGTATTGCGAGATCAATCATCAGCTTTAATATCTTTTTTTGAAATAGAAATGGAGGACTAAATGCACGAAATAGATAGCAATTACGATACAATAGGCGATACTGAAACTGTTAAAGATACAATAATTGAGTTTCCAAAGCCAAGTAGTTCCTATATTAGAAGTCGGGTACACAAAAATATAATAGTATCGTTTGATAAAAATCTTTATTGGTTGGCAAATATCTGTGTTGTGATTTTAAATAAACTCGATCACAGGTCTAAACCATTAAATATTAATAACTTTTATATAGAAGGGGAAGAATATGACAGAACAAACTAAGGAAGCATTAAGACAAATTGCAGAAATAACGCAACAAGTCGAGAATAACCTTGATCATGGTGGAAGTTCACAACAGTTAATTAAGTATTTTTATTCTGTTAAAGAAATTATTATCAGGTCCAAAATTAATCTACAAACTATTAATGAAAGTAAAATGTAATGGAAAAGATATTTTATACAATAAGTGAAGTTTCAAAAAAATATGAAGAGCCACAACACGTTTTAAGATTTTGGGAACGTGAATTTGAATTGTTGAAACCAATGCAATCCTCGAATAGAAGATATTACAGACAAGAAGATTTAAAAATATTGTCTACGATACGAAAACTACTTCGAGAAGATTTGTTTACAATCGAGGGTGCTAAGAAAAAACTGATTGAGATATATGGCAAGTAAACAATTTGATTTAAAGTGTGATGTTTGTAAAAGAATATTTAACGCAAAAACAAATCAAGATTGGAATTACTATTATAATTTTCAATTCAAGGAAATGATTTGTTGTTCTACTCGCTGTCAATCAATTTATCTTGCAGGTAATGAAGCAACCAAGGATTTTGACGAAACATTAAGATTAGTAAGTTAGCAAAATTATTTACAACTCTTTCTTCTACTGTTTCATCTGTCAATGCTCCTGCGGTGACTTCACCGCTTGCGTAAGCTATTAAGTGCATCAATTCATGGATGATTGTATTACTTTCATCTATGTTGGATAGATTGCTTTGTATTTCGATTAAATTTCTACGTCTATGATATTGACCATATTCCTCACACATATTTGAGTTAGGGAAGTCTGGTTTACAAACTGAAATATCAACGTCAATAAAGTTTAATGATACTTTTTGACCATCTAATTTAATGGACTGTTTCGAACTCTTTGCCATGATGTGTAATGTCAATTCCCTCAATGGTTTCAGCTGCAACGAGGTCTAAATATTGATTTGCTATAACTACTGAAGCCATAGCACGAGCTAATTTTATACCTTTGACACCTAATCCTTCTAATTCTTCTGATTTATAGAGTACGTCAGCTAGTTCTTTGATGTCTACTGTATCCAAAAAAATATCAGAATCAGTTGCATCACTAGAAATATGGGAAAATTTGATAATTTTAGACATTTTTTGCCATTGTAAAGGAATGTATATGTTAAGTGTCATTCTAGCAATACCCCTAACTAAATATTTTCTTTGTTTAGTGGGTGTTTTTTAAGTAATTCTTTGAAACAAGACTTATGGAAGTATGCAATTGGTCTAAATGGGGAGCAAAAGAGATCAGGACCTCGATATACCCCTTTACCACAGGCAACACAATTACCTGCCTTGTTATCGACAACTAATTTTATCATTTTGTATTGATTTTTATTATGAAAAATGTATCTTAGAGATGTTTAGTTAGTTAATCCGAAGATTTCGTTATATCTAATAATCCTTTTCGGACTAAATAGCGACCCTAGTCAAATTCATTTTTACTCCCTTGTAATGGCTAGGGTTGTTTTTTATTAAAATCATTCCACAACAAAGCTGCGTAAATCTTAGGTTCTAATTCTCTAGCATCCCAGTAAGGTTGTTCCCCGTACCAATGTAAGTAATGATGACAAATTCCACACAAAGGTACACACCAATTATCGTCTGTCTTTCTTGACATACCTCCGTTGCCTTTAATGATTGTAAGGTGATGGGCTTGTATGTCCTCGGTAGTCTTACACTCAGAGCAAGGGAAAGTTCTTACATATTCTAAAAACTTTGGTGATCTAACTGGTTGTGTTTTTGCTAATGCAAATTTTGAATAGTCTATTCGTTTTTTTTTAGGCACGAATTGTATGCCTAGTTTTTGTCAGTCCTAATGGTTCAGCTGTAAAGTGTAAAGCCTCTCTTAATAATCGAGATACTTTTCTGGGTTTTGTTTTTGATAACATGGAGTATTGTTTGATGGTAAACCCTTGACCAACAATGTGCTGCATTAAATCAGCATAGTTTTGTCCGATAACTCGGTGTATGTAATTTAATTTATTGATTGCTTTTAAACGATTATCAACAGAGCTAGTGCTATCAGCACCTCCATCAATGCGACAACCATATTTAATCATAGAAAGATTATCACCTGTCGCCTTTAATTCTGTTGTCTCGTATATTTTTCTATACTTGTTTGCAACTTCTAACTCAAAATGGTTTATAACTCTTTTTGCAGATAGGTATTCGATTTCACTTTCTCGAATATTTTTAGCCATCAGCAGGTCCCTTTTTGGGTTGCCAATAAACTCGACTTCTCGCCTATCTTCGTTTTTTAAGGTCTCGTTCAAAATTCTCTATCCAAACTTTAAATTTTTCAGGGGACATCCGTCTTTCTGCAGTATCTATCAATTTCTGTGTCCAATGTTGCCTTTTTCGGTCTATTGCTAGATTGTAGGTAAGTGATTTTTTCTTAGCAATACCTTGCAAAGCCTCTGTTAATTTTTTGTGCATAACTTTTTTCTTGACAACCTTTTTTGTAAGCCATTATATTATATTATATAACGTGATTTAAAAATATCTAAATATGTTTAAGATTATATTATATTATATAATAGGAGTAAAGAATGAGCAATACGAAAACAGATCATTTATCTGAGTCTGGTCATTGGTACGATCATAAAGGTAATGCCAAATATACCTTAATAGGTAAAAATGGTAAAGAACGCAACACCACATTAAGAGATGCAAGAAAATTAATCCTAGTTCCCTCTGTTACTGGTATCTTGGGAATAGCTGCCAAACCTGGACTAGTCAATTGGATGATAGATCAAGGTATCAGTGCAGCTCTAACACTTCAAAGATTAGAGGGTGAAAGTGATTATGACTTTCTAAACAGAGTTAAATTAGACTCAAAAGAACAAGGTATGAAAGCTGCCGAGCAAGGCACAATTATTCACGCAGATATTGAAAGAGGTTTTAAAGGTCAAAATACTAAACCATATCTTGCTGTACGAAAAATATTAGATGATATGTTTCCCAATGAAGAATGGATTGCTGAAGGATCTTTCTGTCATACGTCTGGGTATGGTGGTAAAATAGATTTGTATTCCAAGAATGGTATCTTTGTAGACTTTAAAACAAAAGATAATCTTGAAGGTAAAACTGGTTCTAAGTTAGTGTTTGATGAACATGGTATGCAATTATCATCTTACTCACAGGGTGTAGGTGTAGATAATCCTACAAGAGTTTCAATTTTTATTGATCGTTTAAATACAGAATTGATTGTCAGTCATGTTTGGGATCCTGACACTCATACAAGGCATCTTGCCATGTTTAATAGTTTGTTAACATATTGGAAACTATTAAAGAAATATGATCCTAGCGAAGAACTACTAAAATTAAAGGAGAAGAAATAATGTCTAACTATGAAGTTATGGGTAATCTTAAAAAAGTTATGGATTACTCAAAAGATGGTAAACCAAATTGGTATGCCATAATTAATGACTCTGATGATAAAGATCATAGAGCATACTCTAACCAGGACTTGACTAGTTTCAACAATCAATTATCTGATCCAAGTGCTGTTGTGCTTGTTGATGTAAAGGGTGAAACAGCTATACATAAGTCTGGTAAAAACGCAGGACAACCATACATAAAAAACGCAATCATTACTCGCATGGGTGATGAACAGTCTGAACAGCCAAAACCAACAGTACCAGCAAAGCAAAATGGTGTTCAAGATTATACAAGAGTACCTGATGCTAATGGACTTACTAGAGAAGAAGGTATGTTAGTTATAGGTATTTGGACCAGAGGTATCACATCTGGCAAAACATCTGAGCAAGTCGGTGCATATTGTAGTGATGCTTTAATTGATTATAGAAACAAAAACAAAGGAGATGATGATGTCCCATTCTAAAACAAGACAAGAACTTGAGATTGAGCTTTTAGAAATGTTAGCTCAAACAGATAGGTTAAAAGATTTATCTGAACGATTAGAGAAAACACAAGAAAAGAATGAAGATGAAGAATAAAAAAGAGATAGATCACATGACTGAAAAGCAATTTGAACTTGCGATTGCATACTCAATTATTGATACTGCACATTATTTTTGTTCAAATATAAAAAACAAAGATACTTTTGAAATGTTTAGCACTATGTTTTCAAATAAAGATTCTAAAAGTAACGAAAATTTTTTTAAAAGCCTAATAAAAAGTTTGACAAAAAGTCGAATAACTAGCAGGAAACAGATGCTGTCGACTGACACGATGTCACCTGCTATGAGAATTAGTAGTGAAATTTTGTCAAGTGAAGAAGTTTCTGAGAGAGCTTCAGAGGTGATAAGCTATGTTAAAGGATTTAAAGGATAAAAATTAATTATGACAAGTAGAGATTTTCACCTTAAATTCCCTCAGTGGCAAAACGGTAATTGGGTTGTCGGACTGGGGGATTACCTATTTAAAAACGTAGATGTTCTTCATGTCTATTGTGATTATCGAAAAAAGAATGGATCAAAGTTATGGGATTCATTTAAGTATTGCACATTAGACTTTGCAAAGAAGTACCCATTAGAACCATTAAAGAAAGATCCAAGGGTTAAACTATACAGAATACCTTATGGTGAATTGGAAACATTTCACGATAGCTACATTGACAACATCACACCTATACCGAGAGAAGAACCAGAGTTAGAAAAGGTATTGCTAAACAAACGTGAAGCAGAATATATTGGATTAATGATGGAGAAAAGAACTGGTAATAACTGGGTTGAGTATTTCAGAGAACTATTAGGCAACAAACAAGAACCAGTATATCGTTGTGGTAAACGATATTTAATTGGTGATGGATATATAGAGGATTTATGATGGAAGATATTAATTTAAACAACATACAGAAATACGCACCAAAGGACTCTAACAAAATAGTTGTATGGGAAAAAGAAAGAAAAAATGATAAATGCCCGTCTTTTTCTGGATACCTAACCAATTCTAACAAAGAAGTTTATGAAGTGACTTTGTGGATAAATTTGTCAAGTAATGATAAAACGTATTTATCTGGTGAGGTAAAAGAAACAAATCTTAAATTTGTAAAAAATGATGAGGATTTATGAGAAAAAATTATAATGATTGGTATTTAAAACCTCACTACAGAACCAGTGAAGCATTGGTTAATGAATTAAAAAAATATGATAGTGTAGATGTTTGGGATTTACACAAAACATGGTTGGCTACAGGTACAAATGGGAATAGACCAAAAATATTTGAATTTGAGAATCAACGATGGGAAAGATTTGCTAAAAAAACTAGTTCTCGCAGCAAAAAAACTTCAGATTGGACAGTGTATTTTAAATGTTTAGAGACAGAGGAAGTTATTTATCAAAAAAAATCACCATTTGACAGATAAGGAAAAACAATATGATAACGGAAAAACAAGTACAAGAAGCTCTTGACTGGATGATTGCTAATGAAGATAAAATGGCAGTTGCAAAGGCAGCTTACCATGATCTTGATCGTTTTAGCAAAACCATAAAGGCTGAGTTGATGTCTAAACTAAGTGGTAATATGTCTGTATCTGCAAGAGAAACAGAGGCACTAGCCAATGAAGAATACAAAACACACTTAGATAATCTACGTTTAGCAGAAGAAGAATATTTAAAGTTTGAATATAAAATGGATCACAACAAGCTAATCTGCCAGTTATGGCAGACTATTAGTGCCAACCGTAGACAAAGCATCTAGATATGGTATGTTGTATATGTGGAAACAAATCAAGAACATTTATTTAGAAATGAAGCTACAACTCCAGAGTCATTACTATGGGTTACCGTCATTGTTTTTGCTATCCATGATGCTCGTGTTGATTTTGATGATGTCACTATTGTAGACGCACCCAACAAAACACAAGGACCTAAATTTAGAGTATTAGATCAAGATGGATTTTCAATATCTCAGACGAGACTAAGGGCATTTTATAACTGTCTGATTGCTCGATTATGGTTTGAACAACAACAAGATGAGTATAAATTAGTTTGTTCGTTAGCAGGTCTTGATGACCAATACGTTTATAAGGTGTACCAGGGAGTTCTTAAAGATGATAACATTGATCCAACTGTTATGTTAAAACAATATATGAAATACTAATCTATGATTTTAGTAATTCGTAAACGACCCATGTCATTTTCCATCTCAGCTTTCACTTGTTTACATTGAACTGTAATACCTTCTTGATCTTCACCAATCTGTCTTGTAACAATTCTTTTTTGTTGTAAACAATCTGCCATACCACCAGTAGGAACATACTCCAGAACTTTATCTCCGTTCTGTATCATCATCATAGCAAATACTACCTCAATCATGTGTACTTCCATTCCTTAATTTATCTGTTAATGTTTCAAGATCAATAACACGTTCTTCTAAAAACTGTGAGTGCATATCTATTTTGTCAATCATAGGTAGCTTATCTTCAACATCTGTTTTAAGTTTGTCATGCTCTTTAGAGATAAACTCTAACAACATATACTGCTCTTGGTCGATTGGTTTTTGTTCAGCAGCTTTTAGTAAGTCAGCTTGCATTAGTTGTAGTTCTGTTTCTATAATATTAAGTCGCTCAATGACTCCAAACCCGAACCAAGCACCAACAACAACAGCCCCAATAATACTGATAAGATTACGAGCTGGCATCGAGATAGAGGTGTTTTCACTTACTTTCATACCTCATCCAATTCTACAAATTTACCTTCACAAAAATATTCAAATGATTGCATATTCATACCATCTATATTTCTAAATTTTTCTAATAAACTATCTACCAACATTACTTTATTATCAAAAAGATATTGTTGACAAGCATCTTTAGATATAAATTCTATATCTTGAAGATGAGTATTTCTAGTTTGTTCACTTTCGTACCACATCATTACTGTTAATACCCAAATCATTTTTTAAATTTTTTAAGTGTAGATACTCCAAATGATCCACCAACTATTGTCAGTATGATAACCCAGTAATAATCATTAGCTTGTGCTAGGATCTCCCAACCTCTATTCATGTAAGGTTGTAGTGGTCCAATAAAATGACATATAAAAATTCCTGAGAACGTCAGAGTGAGCCATTCGTCTTTCCATGAGTTTTGTGTTTGACGTACTTGTTCTAGTTGTACTCCAATCTTAGCTACATCTACATCTCTTGCAGCTTCTATTTCTTTAGCTTTAATTATCTTATCCTTCTCTAGCTTGTGAGTAATAGCTCCGACAGTTTTTTCAGTGATAAGTTTTGCAACGGGGTTTCCAAGCAAACTACCCCCTAACCCCAAAAGGGGTTTAATCAATAATAATGGATTCATTGTATGTCCTTAAATGTTTTGTATAATGGTGCTTAGTTCTAAACACCTAGCTGGAGTTTGTTGTCTCCATCTTGAGTCTTTCATTTGTGCAGATGCTTCTTCAAAGTCACATTCAGCCAATGCCTTAAACATCTTCTTAAATTTACCGACACCAGCTTGACCTAGTTGAAAGCACATTTCGATCAAAACGCCTTGTATGACGTTTCTTTTATGATCTTCTAGGTCTATCCACTCAGTGTTCTCCAAATGTTCTTCTATGAGGCTGTTTGCCCCGTTTAAAGCCTTTTCAAAATCTTTGTTAAATAGATC